ATTTGCGCCCTTTTCTGAACTTAGTATTCTTGAGTCAACATCCGTTTGAAGTTCGTCTAAGGCGTCTTGTACGTTTGTTGCACTTAGATTTCCAGATGGAGTATTTGTTATTGCTATTGCTATATGAGCATCAACAGAATCGGCTAAATGATTATTAAAATCTGTTTCCAGATTTGATATATCTGTTGCATTATCATTCAGTTGTGTTTGAATATTTCCAGTTATTCCGTTTAATTGTTGAAATTCTGTATTATTAACAGAACCGTCCGCAATATTTGCAGCATCAACGGTCCCGCTATCAGACAATATAGATTGCCACTCGGATGCTCCATCATTCCAATACCTTATAACATTGTCTGTAGTGTTTATATAAACATCACCAGATTCTCCGGGCCCATTGGCAGTTTCAAATGCGGCGTCACTAGCATATGTAGATAAAGTTGATGCTTCGATGTTTCCTATTGTCGGAACAGTTACTGTTTGTGCACCATCAAAAAAATCAATAATTTTAGCCATTTATAACCTCAATAAGAGTAAAGTTCTAATCCGCAAGCTTCTTCGCTGTCATTAATAGGAGAACCGCCAACTACTGAATATTTGGGGTTGTCCCATTCCCTAACAATAGCAAGATAGTTATTTGCATTGTCTGTATATCCTTGCATACTAAATTTTAAAATGTAGTCATGATAGGATTCTGTAGGTAATATATTAAGCGCCAAAGGGGAAACATCAAACCTTATATATCCATGTCCATAAGTTAACGGAATTGCTGAGTTAATATCTGTATATGGTATGGAAACAGTTTTTAACAAGGTAGCGCCGTCATATACTTGTAATTGAAAATTTCCATTTGCAAGGGTACCATTTTTATATATCCAAGCTCTAATATAGGCAAATTGAGAACTTTTAATCAACCTTATTGGTTGCTCAAAAGTTACTCCAGTAAATAATTCATCAATTAATAATGTACTCATTATATTGCTTGACCTATTTCTATACTTGTTGAATACAATTGACCTCCAGCAGATGACCACTCAATGTCGCTGTTTAAATAACCATATATAGTTAATTTATACTGTCCAGAATTCATTGCTTCTTCATCTTGATCAACAATCATCCATAATGGCAAAGCTTGTCCGTGTCTAATTAGCATATCGTCAATATCTTCTTGTTCATCTTTGGTACAATACTCTATTTGCCCACCTAAAAACTTAATAGTATTTAATTGGTCAATAAATCTTTGATCGTATCGGTTTTTTCTAACGATAGACTTATCTTTATAACCATAACTAAAACTTGAAATAGATAAACTGTTTAATGGTATATTCAGAGCTTTGCCGACAAAAACCTTACCCAGCTCGGTAAAACCGCCAGAACCGATAATTGTCAGTTGAACATATCTATGAGTAACTTCAGTAATTTGTCTATATCCAATTGAATGTTCGTTTGATAAAGTTATATTATAACTAGGACTTAAACTAAAGTCCGTGGTAAGAGACGTCTTAAAAGAAGCACTATTAATTAAAAATAAATCAGAAGGATCTCCGCATACCCCAACGTAATCTATATCCCTAGTTGTCAATAAATCAATAAGTATAACTGCGGTGTTTCCAATACCTCGAAATTTAATTGAGGGACTGTCGTTTTTTAGATTAGATAGTGGAAACTGGGCATTTTCTGTGCCAGTTGTTAACGACAATGTTGCATTATCAAATAAATTATTACTCAAAAATGTTATACCTGACATTACACAACCTCACCTAAAACTAAACCATTTGCTACTTGTCGTGAAACGGATCTTGCAACAACTTCTCCATCAAGAGTAATAATATTATTGATTTCAATGACTTGAGGAGCACCACCAGAATTAGAACCATTAGCAATGTTAAATAATTGTGTTTGTTGTTGACGATTAAGTATCATTTCCCCAGAATTAACATTGGCTGAGACATTATCTCCTCTAAATGATGTACCTGGGACTATACCGCCATCAGCAAAATTAATTCCCGCAATCTTAGCGGCTTGCGCCGCCATGGCAGCGCCAACTAATCCGGCGGCGGCAAAGTTAAATGGAGGAGGAAATGCCGCTAATGCCTTACTTACTGCAACAGGAGTATCTATTGCTATTTGAGTAATTCCGGCAGCCTTGCCTATTAGGGCTAACGTTTTATTGTTAGATGAAGATAATGTGGCTATTGTACTAAATGTATCTTTCTGATTCTGGACTTTAATCTTGGCCTTTTCTGCTTCTAATCTCTCAGCATCATCTAGAAATTTTTTGTTCAGTGCCGCTTCTTTTTGTCGATATTGTAAATCTCTAGATAATTGGTTTGCTTGATTTGCTTCTTTTAATAGTGCTAATTGATTTTGATGCTCTATTAATTTATCTTTTTCAACTTGATTAGCAATATCTTGCTGTATTTGTTTTTGAAGATTTTGTTCTTTCTCCATTTCAAGTTGTCTAGCAAAACGATCTTGTTGTTCTAATAATGCAAGTTCTTCAGCTTCGCTTATTATACCGTCTTGTAAAAAAATCAACTGTTGTTCAGCCAGTAAAGCTTTATTTTTTTCAGCAAGCATAGCTTCGCTATGTTTAATAGCATTTTCTAATCGTTTAGATTGCTGTTCTTTTTCTGATTCAGTTAAACCTTTGTTTAAATCATCGGCGGCGTCTTTTGTGCCTTTAGCTGCAGTTTTTAACGTAGTAGATAAAGTAATATATGAATTTTCTAAACTAGTTTTAAAATGATTTGCTTTATCTGCGGTTTTTTGCATATCATTTGCAATAGCATCTGCAGATTTTTTAAGATCGCCAGGAATAGCGGCTATTGTTGTTCTAAAAACATTAATACTATTTGCCGCTGTATCTAATGCTGCCCTTTTTAAACCAATCGCCCCTGCAGCAAAAGCCAATCCTTTAATTAAGTTTTCTAGTGCAAATAAGGTCACTTTTATTGGCATAACTATTCCACTAATCATAGATGCACCTAACAAAGTAACAATATATCTAACACCTTGTATAGAATTATATACAGTTACAAATACATCAACCATTAAGTTAAATGCTACAATAGTTCCCATTGCAACATTTTCTAATATATTAGACTCTAATAGGTATTTAGATACTTGTTCAATAAGTAGACTTAATGCATTTTTAACTGCAATAACTGTTGGAGCTAAGTTTTGTCCAAATAATTTTTGAAGAGTTTCAACGGAATCCGATAATCTTTTTTGGGCTCCATCCAAAGTATTTGCTCTTTTAGACATGGCGTCAAATGCAAATCCTCCCTCTTGTCCCATACTCACAAGAGCGGCCTCAAAAATCTTTATGTCTATTTTACCATCATTAGCTAATTTTTTGACTGCTGTAGTAGATACTCCAAGTTCTTTAGCAAGTTCTTGAATAATAGGTATTCCATTATTTCGAAATTCATTTAATTCTCGGCCAGTTATAATGCCAGATTCAGTAGCTTTGCCGAAGGCAAGAGCCAATCCCTGCAAATCTGCTCCAGACGCGGTAGCCACGTCCCCAAGTACCTTTAATGTTTCTGTTATTTTATCGCTGTTTACACCGAATGTTAATAATGTTCTTGTTGTTTCGGCAAGTTCAGGAAATTCAAATGGACTTTCGTCTGATAATTTATTTATGTCTTCTAAAAACTTTTTTGCATCTTTAGTCGGAGGAAGAAGTGCTTGAAATTGTGCTGTTAGGTTTTGTATTTGTGCTTCTAGGTCTAATCCTCCGCCCACCAGATGGCTGATTGCTTCACCCATTTGACTTAGTGCTTTTGTTGCAATGTTACCTATAACATTCCCTATGGCAACCCCAGCAACACCAAGCGATTTAAATGATAAATTGAGGCTTTCTACAGATTTATCTGCAGTTTTTGTTGCCTGTTCTAGACCCTTCATAGCAGCAACAGCTTGACCCTCAACAACTTTTACATTAATTTGAATATCTGCCATTATTTACGTTTCCTTTGCGCTTTTTGCTGTTCTTTTTGTTGCTGTTCAAATGCGCGTTGTTCTCGTTCTAATTTTAAACTATCTAAAACATTAAATATTTCAATGATTTTGTTAGGTTGGTCAGAGAGTGAACCTGGATATGGCAGAACGCCATTTTTATTGTATGCCTCAAATGCTACTATAACAAATTCGAAATAACTAACATTGAAGCGATCAAGGTTACACTTGAAATGTATATTTAGAGATATAATCTCAGATGGCAGCTTAGCCATACTAGATTTCATTTTCTCTAATTGCTCTTCTGTATACCCTCTAGATAATAGCCTTGGATCGACTAATTTATTTAGAGTTAATTTATTGTAGTGACCTATTAAACTTATGTACTCAAATGTACTTAAGGATGAAATCTCATTTATTTTATAATAAACATATTGCCATAAGTATCCAAGGAAAGGTGCACTACTTATTTCTTTTTTCCTTTGGAGTCCTCAATAATTTTAACCCCTTCAAGTTTTTTACCACTTTGAGGATCTATAAATTCTTCTGGCATACCATTTAAAAGTGCTAGACATATTGTAATTAATTTTTGTGTCTCTTTGATGTTATGTAAATCATCCCAACACTCATCGGTTAATTTATCGTTTTCCCTAGATAATTTATAATCGGAACCGTCGGGTAGAATAATTCCACTTACGCTTTTAATCGCGTATTGACACGCTAATTTTGCACCAAGCATTGGACCATCACTTTTATTTTCTAAAATGGCGCTTTTAATTTTCATTTTTTGTTCAAATGTAAGAGGACTAATATTAACCGTAATATCGTCAACTTTAACTGGAACAATGTCACTTGGTCTATATAATATTGCCATAATCTGTCTCCCTCAGTTATGTTTAGCCCCAAGAGTTTCCTCAAGGGGCTATAAATTTTTTAATATTAAATCATATTAGCTAAAGCTAATATATAATTCGTCTTGCTCTCCGGAGCCACCGCGTGCTGCAGAAAAAGAAACCTCTTCCTGTAACAAGCCATCTTGGTCAGCTTCGGCAAGCTCAGTCGCAATACATTTAGGCATATAAAATGCACAAACTTGCGAATACTCCCCAGCAGTTGAAGACGGAATATGCGCTGAACCAAACAGACTAAATTCTGTGTTATTCACAAATTTAGTAAATTGGTCAATATTGTCATCTTCTTTGTAGGGATTAAATGTTCCACTGATTACTCGCTCAGAAGCCCTTCCGCTAATTCTACCATTACTAGAACATGTAGATGTGGCGAAACCTAATGTATTTTCAACACTAAAAGACAACTCGTTTATATCAAGTTCTGTTGAGTTTTGAAACACACAAGCATTTAATATGATTGGCGGTAAAGCGTCGCTAAAGTTTGGTGTATGAGGTTGAGCAGTTAAACTGCGATCAAAACTCATGCCTTCAAACCCAAAATTCCAGCTAGCCAATTGCCCAGTGGTAAAGTTTTCGAGCGCCATAGAATTAACTCGACAACCTGTGGCCTGCTCTAATACAGCTTCTTCTATATATTTGCTAATAGAAAGACTGGGATGTCCTTCATTTGCAACAGTATATGTTGTAACGGCCATAATGATTTGACCATCAACAAAAGCGCTTCCGGCAGGTATCAATAAATCAACATAAACATCTCCGGCCACGTTAGATACCGCTGTAACTGGTGACGTATGGTATGCACCAGAAACTTTAACTGTAATACAGTCACCAATATTATATTTATTAGCATCGGCATCTAAAAGATACATTCTAGAAGTTGTATGTGGGCTACCGGCATCAGCATCATTAATAGTTGTCGCAGACACTTGTCTACGAGAACCCAATGCCGATCGCATAAGCTTATCATACTCTGGAGCAGCGCCTTCTGTTGCCGCTGCACGCATCTCAACTGGCATAGAACCGGCAACCGATTTGGTTCCTGTTCTTGGTGTTGATTTACCAATACTGCCATTGAAAATGTTTCTTTCTAAAAGTTCTTTAGATGGCGTTAGTTCTGCACCGTCTGCTAATACTTGCACGTATGAGGTATCGGCTGATGGGGCAACATAGGTGCCCTCAGTAACTTCAATCTCAACGGCATAAACGGTGTTATTTTTAACTGCTATAGCCATTTTTTCTCCTTAAATTAAACTAAACCTATAAGTTACATCTATGGTTGCCCTCTGAATAGCAACCTTACTTTCGACCAAATATTCAGGCTCTGACATCTGAATGTTTGTTACATTTAGGACAATTAGTGGTACCCCACACTTGGAGTTTACTAAGTCCTTATATATACTTAACAAATTATTAAAGTTATCTAATGCTCTCTCAGACTGCTCTGTATCATCAAGACTAGATTCTCTATAAGACTTTGAGAGTACAATCTCAAAACTTTGTGTTAAGTGGACATTTTTTGTCACTCCAGGCACTTCTCCACCAGAGAGAGCCCGGACTCCATATCTATCACTATTTGCAAAATAGTTATTCTTTTCAACATCGTTGACATAAGATAACTTTTTATATGTTGGACCTAGATAAGCTTGAATTGTTGATTCCATGCCTTCTTTGATGTCTCTAATTGAGTCAATCATTATCTAAGCCACCGCTGAACCCTAAATGGTTCGTTTGCTTCTTGAACTTCTGTTAAGCCGTTATTATTACTATCAATTGCAAGCAAAACCAACTGAAAAGATTCTTCAAATTTATCCTGATATTCTTTATACTTAGCCCACCAAGTGTCCTCTTGACTATCTGACAGCATAAAGAAAATCTTAGAAAGCGTAAGCATTACTGCAGCTTGCTTTGTTTCAAATAGATCCATTAGGTCCCATTGAGTAATATTTTGTTGTTGAGTAGAACCATCTGTTTGTTTTATGTACCCTTTATTTCTAAGCATTTGAAGTAATGAATTACGTGCGCCTACATGATTAACAAGATGCGATGTTTCACCTGGAGGCAATAAATCTTGATGATCGGCTTCAAAAAATTCTTGCTTTAGAGCATTATCGTCTGCAAATATAAGGTTAATACCTTTTACTACCGTTGCAGAATGAGTTGCGCTTGGGCGTAGTCTGATATAAAATTTATTTATGCCACTTATTGTGGTGGCCTTCATAAGCTCTTTATTCCAGAATAAAAAGCCATCCCTTGTCATGCCTTTAGACTCGTCAGTTAAATCTAAACTAACCCAAGAACTCCCATCATAATATTGTGCAGTTAAGGTGTTGGCGTTAATGTTAGCGGCAGCAAAAGCTAAAAATGCAGAGTTAAACGGTTTCATGTAACCCAAATAAAGATAGTCTTCGGTTGCATGTAAAGACATATTAAACGTATCTCTTAGGTAGTCTGCAGCATTTTCAGTATGATTAGAAAATGAGCCATTGTCATCATGTAATACTGTTAATTTACTTAATGGATCTATCATATTATAAACCTAACCATTTTAAAAAGATTGCTCCATATTCAGATATACCGGCTGCTGCACCGGCAATTAAAATGTACCAAATTTTTTGTATTTTTTTGTCTTGCATTTTTAAATGTTCTTCATGTTGATCCGAACGTTTTATATGATGTGCCAGATCAACTTGCATTTTGGCTAAAATAATCTGTTGTTCAGAATTTGATTCTATTAATTTATCTAATTTATCATGAATTTTCATGAATCTATACTCTTTAATATTTGTATCTGAGACATCATGGAATAATCTTT